CGCGCTGTGGGTTTTCGATAAACCAATTACCAGTTTTTGCAACCATCATTTCCTCGTCATCTGGCGAGAATAAACAGATAGTCGCAGAGCGGCGCACACCACCTGCTAACACTGCGTCTGCGGCGTGCATAGAGATATCATAAACATGTATAGGTTGCAACCTTGTGACGCCTGCTAGCACCAGCGACTGCAACAGATGTTCAATCTTATCAAGAGCCTTGCGGAGAGGTTCAGGGCCCGGGGCCTTAAACCCACCAGAGATTTCCGCGCCTTGTGGACGGATTTCTGACAAATCAAAATATACCTTACGGGCCTCAAAGTCGGGGAAAGTGCCGCCACCAACAAAATAGGATGACAATAGGACACCTAGAGCATCTGCCCAACCCTCAATCGAATCTTCCACTTTCCAGCCTTTTGCTTGTTTTTTGCGCTCACTGATATCTGGAATTTTTGCAACGTGGTGTTTTTGGACAGAGAAACCCGCACCGGCACCACACAACAAAATATAAAATAATTCTTGAAAATATGCTGCGCGATCTGCATAGGAAGATGTGCAGTTATACATACGCATTTGATGTTTCAGTAGTTGATCACCACCAAATTGTAATGCTCTCTGAGCACCCAATGTATATTGCAATTTATATGCGGCCTCTGCCTCATCAATCAATAAATTTAATTCCGGTGACATTGTGTGTTTGTAGTAACCACGATGCATATTCATGACTCGCGTGACCGATTCATCCCAACTTTCGTATCTTTCTTCATCTTCTAACCAGCGCGAATATGACTCATAAAATTTTGCCTGAGACATAACATTTCTGGCATCGGAATCCTTAATAGTATTAACTAATTTTAACATATACTTCCCTCTTTTTTGTGGATATTTTTCAGCATCTTCTCCAAGATGCTAGTTTGAGTCTTGCCTCTAAACTTTTATGCGTGTTTCTACTTATAATGCTCCGCAATTCGAAACTGTCAATTCCAGACAGGATAACATCGTTAATATCTTTTTCTTTTATCTTTTCTGGCCACAAAAATACTGAAAAACCATATTCGATAGCACTTTCGATTTTCTTCACTATCTCTTTGTTTCTCGGCTCATTATCGTATATGAAAACAACATCGGAAAAATCATCGAAAAACGACTTATCTATATCACTACCCGCCATCGCAACGGCGTTATCTAGGAAAAGTGAGTCCAACGGTCCTTCCGTTATGTATGTCGTTTCCGTAGGATCGACACGATCCAACCCATATATTTTAGGAACATCTTTAACCTTGATAGTGATATATCGCATCGAATTATTTGGATCGAGACTGCGCCCCTGCAACGCGATTAGTTCACACTTTTCATTAAAGAACGGTATGACAATACGTTTTTCGTTTCTTGGTATATTATGCCCCTTGGAAACCTTATCAACCACCAATTTAAAATCTGGCGTATGGTATAGGACATCGAGCTTTGGTAGTTGTCGGCCGACACAGTACATCCGACTCGGATGAGTTTCATGCAAATCGGAGATGCGCTCACCATATTCGAACGCACATTTGGTTGTAAATTTTGGTTTGAAATCGAATTTATATGCGACAGCATTATCAATCTTTTCGGGTACATCGGTATTCTTACCATGTTTCCATTTTTCCATAATATATTCTTCGTACAACGAAACGTTTAATTGTTTTAATAGGGCAGACAACCCCATACCCGCACCACAATTATGGCACATGTATCTAAATTTACCCTTTTTCTCATAGATAAACCCTCGCATTTTATACGACTTCTTCTGCGAGTCACCACAGAGGGGACACCGGCAGTTATATAGGTTTTGTTTTTTCTCTACGAAACCTTCGAGCTGGGGGGAAAGTCTTTGAATATAGGCCTTGTCAATATATATCATCACGATTCCAATTTAGTACATTAGACCAATATATACCAAATCTATGTGTTTGTCAATACCTTTAGAAAATTATAACATAAAAAAATGTGCAGCACCGGCGGCAGAAATCGCGGCGGCAATCAACCAAAAGGCTTTCTGAAAAATGGCGGCAGTCCGGCCGTTCTCTTCGACGCGAGATGTGATATGATCGAGTTTTTCCGAAAACTTATTCATTCTCTCATAAGTCGTATTGTATTTTGAGTCCATTGCCAAGATTTTTTCTTCCGCTCTGGCAATGGAAATCATTGCTTCAGAAAGTTTATCTATCTTTTCCTCTATTCTGTCAAATCGTGCAGAACTATTCAAATCGTCCATTCTTGTTATTCCTCTTGATTATTATCAGGCTCATAATATCTTTTATATTCCACAATTATTATCTTCTGTTCGCCTATATATCGTTTCATGTCGGTTACAGTCAAAGACAAATTCTCATACGAATCTTCGTCTACTGCAAATAAAGCTATACTCTTACCTTCGGATCTTAATTTCTCAACAACATCATTATAATTATCCGGTGTTACTACAATAAATTCAAAATCTTTCCATACGATATTCGCGGGCCGGTTTAAACCAAGTGGTATTTTTTCAATCAATCTTTCTTCGACAATAACTTTAGGTTCTGGGGTTAGTGTCGAACAAGCGCTCATAAACAAAGTGGTAATCAATAATATAATATATTTATTCATTTTTCACTTTCCATAATATCGATCAGTCCATCTCTCAAATCATTTTTTATCGCTTTATTTATAACACTTTCGACTAGGCCCGGTTTATTCTCTGCGAGAAATCCCAAGTCATGTTTAGAAAGTTTATCTCTTAATGCTGTTACTTCACCTGTCAGTTTTGCGCTCTTGTTTCTTATTCGTGTGTTTGTTTCTCTAACTTCTATTACATTCTCGTTAAGTCTTACGATCTCTGCATCTTTACTTGTGATCGCATCTTCATATTTAGAATTATTTATCTTCAGTGTGTCTATGTTATTTTTCAGTCGGTCTATGTAAAAATAGCCGCCAGTTATCGTGGCCACAAGTGCTAGTACCAAATATATCTTCATTCCTTTAAACATAGATAATAAAAACATTGCGGTTCCTACAAATCCCTTTGCATAATAACCATGCTCCCAAGTGTTGCATCCTGCAACACTACTTTGGCCCTTGGATTCTTTTTAATATATTCGCGGATTTCTACCGCATCTTCTCTGCGGAGAAATTTATCCCACCTAGAATGTTTTTTCTTGCCCTGTAAGAATTTGTTATACGAATCCGATGGGACTTTAAATCCTTTCATACCCGCAAATGTAAATGGTTTTTGGATAAAGTTACCCAAGTTTCCACCATCACCAACAGAATTTACAATCTCCTCTTTCAACATTTTATTTTCATGCAACTTCTCTTCAAGAGTGTTGATATGGTCAATAAAAATATGTTCGAGTAAAATCTTATCCGGATGCGCCACTTCCACACTGTCTCGAAGTAGTGCTATTGCCGCAGAATATGTTGCAATTCTGGAGCGGCCGCCGGGAAACTTAGCCAGCAATCTCTTCATATTGAAAATAATTTTGTGAAATATCGTGTAAGATTTTTTCTCATCATTAGTTTTCAACTCTCCCATTTTTTTCAACTGTTTTCCGTCGGCATCGACAACGCCCTGCGTAAACGCATCGGAATCTTTCCATGGCGTTGTTAGAATTTTTATAAATTGATATGCAAGATATGCATTAAATACTGAAGCCATTAAATATCCTCGAGTGCCCTAATTATTTTCATGTCTAAGTCTATATCACCCATATACATATTTTTGCCATTAATACCATAAATGGTTTCTGGTAATTTGTGCAAGAAATGTAAAAAACTGGCAAGTATGTAATGCTGTCTCTCCTCTATCTTCAGAAACAATATTCTACCACAAGACTCATTTCCCAGAACATTGAATAAAACCACCAGATGATTTATGACCAATCTTTCTTTTAATATGTTTTTGGTATGATACTTGTGAAAAAGTCGTTTAACGTACTTTATCCTTTTCATATCATCCAAAAATTCATCCATGCTGTGGCATTGCGGATTGTCATAGGATTTCATCTGGTAGTTAAAAACATTAGATTCGTTCAAAATATCAAAGTTATTCATTATTACTCATTATCACTTCTTTAAAAAATTAATCGTCTGTTTTCTTTTTCGCTGTTTTTTTCTTAGGGGCTTCTGCCTTTGGTTTTTCCGAAACCGTAAGGGCATCGATGCGGTCTTTCAGTGCACGTTTCGTGGCATATAGTTCGCCAGTTTTTTCGTTGACCCAACCTTTATTGGTTGCGACTGCGTTCTTCATCCATTTGCTGGGGGTTGCCCATTTTGGTAAATCTGTCATGTTAATCTCCTATTTAGATTGATGTTGCGATTTTCTTAGCGCGTTGTTTATTGCCATACTTTTCCATTGCCATTTTTTCAACTTCTTTCGCAACTTGTGCATCGTTATATTTAGGATTCATTTCGCGTACAATTTCTGACATCTCTTTGGCGTCCTGTTTATCAGAAGCCTCGATAAGATGTTCGACCTCTTCGCGGAAACTGATATCCAACAATTTTTCTGTTGATTTTTTACCGATATGTTTTTTCAAAAGCATCGCAACATGCTCTCTGGGCTCCGTATCTATATTATTGATATAAGATTTCAGTTTGCGCGGATTTCCATCCCTTAAAAGATCTGCAACTCTCATAAATGTATTTTTGTCCATTCCACCGTTTTTCTTTGCATATGCCTCTAATTCTGCAGCAGCCTTTTCCATAGATGGGCCATGAACCATTTCATTAACAGTCTTTTTGTTGCGCTCAGATTTCTGATAAGCATTATACTCTTTACGGCGCTTACCATTCTCTTCCTTTTCGGCAGGAGACATTTGAGACACTGGCTTTTTTGCTTCATTAAAATCGCCGGCGTCCGAATCTGATTGTTTATTGTCCCATCCATCAAACCAACTGGTGCGAGCTTGACCTTTTTTCTTATATGGGTTATCTTTACGTTTTTCGCGGGACTCCCAAGCATCATTACCTTGTTTTTCCCAATCTTTCCAAGTTAATTTGCGCTCATCAATATCTACAGATTCATCTTTTTTTTCCCAAGGGGCCTTTTTCAAAGACACTTTATCTTTTGGCTGTGCATCTTTGTCGGCCTTTGCCAGTGCGCGAGCCTTCGCCTTTTCTTTAGAGGACATTGCTTCACCTAGTGGATTGGTTGATTTCTCGTGACCCCATCCCTTATCCTTCAGAGCAAGATGATCTTCATAGTCATTTTTTTTTTCGTCAATTTTCATCGCATGTTGGTGCATAGAAGTACGCAAAAAATTATCCAACGGTGAAATTTCTGTGCTCTCTTTTTGCAACTTCATCAAACCGTCCAGAACTGCCGCCATTGTACGATATGGACCTTGGTGGTTGCTGCTTGTTGCGAGCCCATCATTTCCAACTTTACTTTGGAATTTGATATGAAAATATCCGGCCTTATCCTTAACAATCTTCGGTGCGCTGGCACCCATTGCATTTAATGCTTTTTGTACTTTGGCAAGATCGCGAGTGTCCATTACATATTTGTTACCAAGTTCGTTCAAGACCTCTTCTTTACGCAAGGATTGCAGATCACTACCATCAATTTTGCCATTTTTGTTCTTGTCGATTTTCTTTTGTTTCGGAGACAATTCCTCGTCTTTCATTTTTTTCTTTCCTTTTTGATCATAACCATCTCCGCAAGAATCGTCATTTTCCGACATGTTGTTTAGGGATTCTACAAATTTTCTCTCCTCAGCAGTCAAACTCTCGCCCATATTTGCATATGATCTGAATTTTGCAGGGGATGTTTGACGAGGCTCTTTATGTGTCATTTTCTTTGCTTTTTTGAGATTGTCCATACCCTGCATCGCCCGATATTTGCCGCCGATTGCGCCGATACCACCATCGTCAATTTCTTTAAAAACTCTCTTTGTATCAGATTCTAGTTTTTCCATTGTTCTTTGATACGTTGGTGAATTTCCAGTAGTTTGCATCATGCTTTCTAATTTTGTATGCATGTCTATGATTTTCTGTATCTCTGCTAGCACTCGCTTAACAAATTTTACTTTATCATCTGGGATTTTTCCATATCCATAATACTGAAAGCCAGCCTCGATCTCTTTTGAAGACCATGTCCACTGTTTTTTTGCTTTGCGATGAAAATCTTCTGCTTCTTTTTTAAATTTCACAAACTCATTTCCACGATCTTTACCAGCCGATGGAACTGTTGACCTTTGCACAAATCCAAGATGTTTGCCTGTCATTTTTTCAAGTTTGTCTAAGACTTTATTCAATCCCTTATCGACTAGATTTGTAACAATACCCTCGTCGAGCTCGACAGATTCAATGTACATATTTAATTCGAATGGGGTATTACCACCCTTATTATATACTTGCACGTTAAGTTGTTTTTTTACTGGTTTACCACCTTTGGTGATAGTAAGATTATGTGAGTTGGTCTTACCTTCAGATGGTTTTCTTGGGCCCATGGCAACCTTGTCAGATACATCGTCCATATCGACTTCGTAACCACGTTTTTTTGCAACATCGTATGCATGTGACATTGCACCGGAATATGATTTGTGCATAATTGTGTAGTCGCTCTTGGCCTCGGTCTGTACCATCGCATCTTCCTTTTTCATAATTTTATGTGCAATATTTACCAATTTTTCTAATGGAAGTTTGTCCATTTTTGTTTTGTTTGCGTCATTGACTTTATCATAAATTTGTGTTATCATAGATGCAGTAAACATATCGACCAAAGTACCCTTAACTTTAGTGGCAGATTTGTTGTCTGCAATGTCGCGTAGCGCTGGAATCAAACTCGCCTCGGATACCAAGTCAAAAGATTCCATTGCTTTCTTATTAGCACGGGCTGAAATAGATGATAAATTTTTCTTAGTCGAAGAAACTCTTGGTTTGCGTTTCTTTGCACCTTTTATATCAATCTTAGAGTCTGCATCGCGTTGTTGTTTAAGTCTATCTACACCAATCTTTGGGCCCTTTTCATCAAGTTCAACAGATTCATTTTGTTTTTTCAAAACTGCCTGCACTTGGGGGTGTCCCGAAAGACCCTTTGCAATTTTTTCGATTGCTTTGGTCGCGCCAGTCATATTATTACCCGCATATCTGTCATCAGACGCAACACCAATGGCCATTTTCACCATCTTGGGCGTATATGCCTTTTCGTATAGACTTTCTTCTACAGATTTCTTCTTCCAGCCAGACTTATACATTTCTTTTTTCGCATCACCCATTCTACCGGACTTCGCAACACCTTCACTATCTTTGACACCCTTGTCTTCATGGTATCCCTTACCGCCGCAATGTTCACAACCATCCCCACCACATTTGGGACAGGGCAATTTTTCTTCGGTAGTGTTTTTTCTAATAGACATTCATTCTCTCCGACATGTTTTTTATTATTTATAATTATCGATCACTTGCTAGGGGGTTATCCGCCGAACTGTTTGTGATTGTGATCTGCTACATGAATATGCGGCACACCTTTGGGGCCCTTATCAGTTTTTTTATGGGAGTGAGCTTGTGTTTTAATAACAGGCACAGGACCATTCTTTTCCGCATCTTGCCGGCGTTTGAGTTCTACGGCCCATTTTTTAGGAGAATACTTTTTCAATGTCCTATCAGCCTGAGATCTAGTCCCATCATCTTTTTTCGCCTTACCAGCAAACATACGATCAAACATTCTTTCATCTAAAACTGATTCTGGCACGCCATAATTTTTGACATACATTTTTTCCAATTGGCGGCCGGATACATCTTTAAAAGATTTTGCAACGGTAAACGCATAGGAACCTAAAGATTCTTTTTTACCTTTACTCGTCACCATTTTATGAAGCATCGTGAGAAGTTTATCGTTCATACGATCTTCTTTACTTTTATTTATATCATATTTTTCGTTTGCTTTTTCGATGCCTTTTTTGCGGTTCGCTAGTTTGCGTTTATGCCGGGCGCTACGTTTCTCGTAGTTTGGATTATTTGGATCTGCCTCGGACGCGGCCGAATAACTATTCGCATATTTTTTCTCATTACCAGCGGCCCTTGTCGCTTTATCACTATATGCTTTTTTAGTTTTTGGTGAAAGTTCATCCAACCGTTTTGATTCAAATTGGGTATAATTTGGTGCGGTCTTGGCGCTGGTTGCTATCTTATGTCCTGTCTTGTTCGCCCAACGTTTGATCTTCATCATACCTTTGGCAGTATACCACATGGCGCGAACGGCCTGTACTGACATTCTTCCTGCGACTGCGAATGCAACTAATGTTGCCATATCCGGTATTTGTCCAAACTCTGCAATTTCATTGACTTCACGTTTTCTAGGTTCGCTGCGATTATATTTCTGTGTCACGCTCGAAAGATTTTTTGGATCGTTGTTTAGTGGGTTTTTGTCTTTATGATGAATATCTTTTCCATCACCACGTTCTGCCATTCCTTTTTTGATTGCAAGGCGTCTGGCACGACTTCTACCGGCGTTTCTTTCCATCTGTTCTGGTGTACCAAGATAATTTTTACGCTCTTTCTTATAATCTCTTTCGGCCAAACTGTCCATAAATCCTTCGGGAAGTTGGTTAGTCATATCATTTTCCTCGTATTTAATTACTTTGTCAGGCGATGTGAAATTTTTCTTACGCATGATCGTTTTCAATACTACGTCAAATTCATCGTTGTTTCTATCGTATGTTACTGCGACCGGAATATTTAAATCAGACTGAATGTCTTTCAATACCGCCTCGGCACCAGCAACACCCTTAATAGATTTGCCCTGTCTCTTATACATTTTCTTGATAAACTCTGCAAGTTCTTTCAATGTGATGCTTGGGTCGTTTCGACTGTCATCCATTCTGTCGCCAAAATGTCTAGTGAAATTAAAGTCAATATTATACTTTGCGAATAGTTTGTCTACAACACTTTCAAATTTTTTGATTTGGTCTAAACCGATCAGTCCGTTTTGGGCAGACTCGCCTAAATTATGTTTTTTTCTAAATGCTGCCAAATCCGCATCAGATTTTTTTCTGGAGGATTTCGCCTTTGCGGCATCTTTAACTCTGTCGGACTGCGTTCTACCACCAGCCTTATCCAATACCTTTAAAAGTTTTTTTCTGGAAATAGATTCGTAAAATTCTTGCAAATCTTCGGGACCGGACTCAAGAAACGCCGACATTTCTTCAGAAAGATTCATACCCTTTCTAACTGCATCGAAAACACTCTGGCCACCCTTAAATCCAGCAGGCATACCCTTTGAAAAACTCTCGAAGTCGTTCGCAGCGGCCGCCAGTCGCATCTTGGATGCAGACATACCAGTGACACCTTCTGCGTCTGGATCACGGGCCCCGGCGGACACTACTTTGACACCACTCTCGAAATTATAATACCCATGCTTACCTTCGACATCATTATACTTGTTTAAAATATTTGCAAACTCCGTAACTCTATCAGAACCAACAACCATAGTTACATCCCTATAACCTTTTGAGTATACGGTAGATAGTGTATCAAACGCATTTTTAACACCGACATCATACTGAATGACTTTTTTATGCTTGGGAAACATTGACTGCATAAATTTAGTTTTTTCTTTGTATGGTAGTGGATTTTTCTTGGGATCGTTTGATTGACTCGAATAAACCATCGCATCCGCGTTTTCTTTCTTAGCGACTGCAACAACTTTTTTCAACAACACTTCGTGTCCTGTTGTTGGGGGATTAAATCTACCAAAGGAAAATACAAGTTTATCTTTCATTAGTTTGCTCTCGTTATGTTTGTGATACGTTCTATCTGTTGATTGATAATCGCTTCACGGTTTGGCCAATAGATATATTCTTTATCTTTATTCTTCATAAGATTATTTAGTAATGGTAAAATCAACTCCTCAACTTCAGTGAGTTTGTTTCCGACCAAAACTTTTTCGTTCTCATAATATTCCTTGACTGTCGAAACTTCGTCTAACATATCGTCCAGTTTTCCAACCACATTATCCATCTTATATTCTAACAGTTTTACTTGCTCAGAAGAAGCGTCCAATTTCTCGGACACCTCTTCCGTTCTTTCTGTCTGTCCTGTGAGGCCCTTTAGATCGTCCTCGTCAACGGCGGTGAAACCGAAATCTATATCAACACTCATTTCTATCCCTTACCACTTTTCCTTATCGGCCCAATATGCAGCGCTCATTTTACCTTTTGCAATATTCTTCCCATGGCGGGCTTTAAATGATTTGCGCTTTGCCTTCATTTTATCAGACTCGCCAGATTTTGGATCGCCGGCCGTTGATGCACCCTGTTCTCCAAATCTAATTGTTTTTACTTTATCGCCCTGTTTGGCCACAACAATGTGTGATTTTTTCGGGTGGCTTGGGGTGCGTTTTGCTTTGTTGAATCCCTCAACACCCGCCCGTTTCAGACGTGGGTCTTTTTCCTTTTCCTCTAGGTATTCTCTAAACTCTTTAAATGTTTTCATATTAAGTTCTCGATCTATTAACCATACTCAGCCTTTATCGCATTAATTATTTTAGCCTTGACTTTAGTGTTATTTCTAACCGCAAATTCCAATGCGAAATTTAAAATAACACCAATCATCTTACCCTCGAATCCCATACCAGAAATATCTTTTCCGTCTATAGGTAAATCTTTGATATTCTTTACCCTAAGAGAACTCAGAACGCTAGTCAAGGTTTTTTTACCTTTTGCCTCTAAGTATTTATCAATAATTAATTTATCATTTTTTTGAGAAAATTTGACAAGCTCAACCATATCATCCATGATTTTATTTTCGTTTCGAATAAAATCAACAATACTCTGCACAGAATCCGCATCCTTGTTAGAAAGTTTTGCCACAGACTTCGAAACAGCGCGGGCCTTATCGCCATAATCAACCAACATAATACCCATAAAGGCAGCGAACGATTTTTTGTCCAATTCGTCAATAGTGTCTAAATCAATACTATTGAGTTTAGCGCTCGCAAAAATATTTTTCATCAGGCCAGACGAAAACATAATTTTAACACCATGGCTAGGCGATTTAGATTTTGTGAATAATTTCTTAAACTCTTCTGTAAAGCGGTCGGCCGACACAGTGGCAATCGTCTTGGCCTGTTGCTGCATCTGTTTGAAGGTTTCGCGTTCGATTTTAAACTCAAACCGAGCAGCAAACTGTACTGCTCTCAACATACGCAACGGATCGTCAATAAACGATGTGGGACTAATCATACGAATTTGTTTGTTCTTAATATCTTTCATACCCTTGCCGTCAGTGTCTACTATTTCACCAGTATCTACATCTTTCGCAAGTTGATTGATCCAGAAATCTCTACGCAACTGGTCCTGTTGTAAAGTGATACCCTTACCTAATTGCACTTCAAAGTCTTTGTGGCCTGCTCCCGTACTCTTAGAATCAATGCGCGGAACTGATATGTCGATATCCTCATCCTCGGTCGATCCTGTAGGAACAAATTTAAGTATACCAAACGATTTACCAACCATATTGACTTTGCCAAACGGTTTCAAGATTTTTCCAAGATCGTCAAGTTCTACCCCAACTACCAGTAAATCTAAGTCTTTTGATATCTTACCCAACAATTCGTCGCGTACCACCCCACCGATTTGATATATTTTACCACCGGAACGCTTGATAGCTTTCCGTACATGTGTAGACAGAAGGTCGTCGACCATGCTTTCATTTAAGTGTGATAGAAAACTTTTCATTTTGGCACATATTCCTTGATTTTCTTTTCAATCGCTGAAATAATTTTGTTGTGGGTCTGACTTAAATAACGATCTTTTCTCAACCTGTTAATAGCCAACACGGTTTGCCCGGCATACTTCTTTTGAAATTCTGGGGGTCTTGTATCAATATCTTGTACGTTAGCAAGACGATCTGCAAGCTTAACTACTAATGCCCAACTCGACATTTTAGCCATCTTATTTGCGATATATTCACCCTTACCGATTGCATCAGAGGCCTCTTTATCGGTAGTTAGTTCTTGTACCATGTCAGCCACAAGTGCGCCGAATTGTTTTACCAAATCATCATAAGTCGTATCAGTATCTTCAACAGTATCGTGAAGATATGCTGCCTGTATCAAGGCAGACAAATTATTAGATTTTTTAAATTGTTTTACAAACCTAGCAACTTCTTTAGGGTGATTGATATATGGACCGCCACTTTTTCTGGTCTGACCCGAATGTGCTTTTGTGGCAGTTCTTAATGCCGTCAGTGCGCTCTCATTCATGCTAACTTCTGATGTGTATTGATAAAATGTTTTCATACAAATTTCTTTCTTTCAGCATTAGCAACATCTGCAATATGATCCCGCAAAGCATAAAGATCCATAGAATGCCATGTCAGAAAAGGAATCTTACCAAGGGCCTTCTTAAAATCTTCATAATGATCGTCCACTTCACGATCAAAGACATGAACCAGATCTATTTTAAAGTCATTTACAATCAATTCGTCCCAATACCCCGGCTCACTACGATTGCGGTCTCCAAGATGACTAAATAACACTTTTTGTAAAATTTTAGAGTTTTTCTTATATGTCTTGTCTACACCGTCGAAATAATCTTTGATAAGATTTTTCAGTACAGATTTAGAATCGGAATGATTGGCAAACATCTGGCCAAGGGCAATCCAAAACTCCATCATTTTATCTGGGTCGCGGTCTTTAAAATTATACTCAGCAATTTTTGTGTTGTATCTTTTCGACCATTGTTCTTGTGTAAAAGTCGATTTGTATTTTTTAGACAGATCAAATATCAGATTATTCATATCACTTTCTATAGTACCAAGATCTCCATCACCATCCAGAGATTCTGTTGATTGTGATACTAGATTAAACAGAGCAGTCCATCTGCGGCCAGATTTGTCAGGTTTGCTCATAATATCCTCTGCAAAAGATCCCAAAACATTTGCATCAAGTTCAAAAATGACACCACCTCCACCTTGTATACCTGTTTTAAGTGCTGTCGCATTCATCGAAGTAAATGTAGATATTGATTTTTTACTACCTTGCAATTTTACAATCTTTTTCACATTCTCACCATATCCTGTCACATGAAAGACTTTGGTGCGAATTTGTTTCGGTTGTATTTTTTTCAATTGTGCATTAGATAGAGGTATCCAAACACCATTCGCCATATTGGCGGCAGGCTTGAATAATTTTTCTGATAGACTACCCTGCCATTGAACTTCGGTTAGATACTGATAAAATGTTTTCACGTCACTTCCTCTTTAACACATATAACACCATAACATCGATGTCTATTTCTTCTACCTTGAAACCCATTTTAGATGCATATCGTTTTACCAATCTACTGTATAACTTTGATCTACTGTTTTCATCCGGATCATCGGGATCTTCTTTGTGGGCGCTGAAATTTACAAGATTTATTCTGGGGTGCTCTTCAATCCAAGAAGTCATGTGATTTATGACTGCGCCAAATATTTTCATTTGATTGCCCTTGGCCGTGGCTTTCATGGTGCCATCTACAGTGAATACTATATTTACCTCTGGGGCCTTGGGCGCAATATTATAAATCATTTCTATATTCTGTTTATCAATTTTACCGCGATATTTCTTTATATGTCCACCAGTGGAAGCTGGCCGGTCATCGGTTTTAGTCCATTTGATTTTAGTATCAAATGCCTCTTCGATGTATTGATAGAAAGTTTTCATTTCTTTTTCCTACCAGTGTTGTGCGTTAGGATATTTTACAATAGCACGAATTGCGACTAAGGCCTTTTTTGCGACAGGGTCGCCTCTGTCATATAATACAACTTCTGTACCATTCACAAAATCAGACACATTTACACCCTTACCTATTAGAGTCATTGTCCTATGCAAAAATTCATTATCATCATATGCGTACTCAAAACCCTCTTTGCCTCGGACTTCGACCCATTTACTGCCGGGCAGCTGCCGAATTCTTAGTATACCCATACTACCCTGTCTTATGTATGTCAGCGCATAAGATTCTTTCTTTTTGCGCTGATTTTTAGTGAGTTCTGTTATAAATTGAACGAAGGTTTTCATTTGATTTTTCCCGAATTGTTTTTGATGTATTTTGTCAAATGGGCACTAGTGTCATGCCACTGAACATCCAATATTTTTTCCCATTTATCCCAGATTACGTTTTTTTCTTTCTCGGCATCACTGTCAAACAGCATATAGGGAAAATATTCGTGGTTGACGTGCATTTTTTTTATCTTGTATTTATTGATAATTATTTCATCGTAACTGGAATACCTTCCCTCTACAAATTTTCTTTCCACGTTTCTAGTCAATGCTGCTTTGATTTTATTTGCATTCTTTTCATATGATTTGTTGCAAGTGTCGATATAACCCTTGATAATATGGGATAGGATTTTGCCAGCTTCTTTACCAATACCATAATCATCTTGAATAATGTCAGGAAGTTCTTTCCAATCCTCGCCCGTCTCGATCGCCTTTAAAGGTTTCAAAGGCCTTTTGGATCTTGGTATGCCGGGCGCAATCCCATACTCACTAATCATTTTCTTGACAAATTTTTCTATATCTTTGGGCAGACTACCTAAGTCATTCAGAATCAAATCTTCAGCATCGCCCTCAAGAGCATAAGTACCAGCAGACAACAAATCTGATAGCATTATCCACCGGCGGCCTGTTTTATCTACACCAGAACCTATATCTCTTTCAAAAGATCCTAATAAATCCGCTTCTAATTCAAAGACGTATCCACCACCAGAGGCAACGCCTTTCATTAACCACGAATCTTTCATTGATAGAAATCCAGACAAACCGTGTTTTTTGTTTTGTCCTTTAATCATTCTATCAATGTTCTGACTACCAGTTACATGAAACGCTCGCACTCTAATAGGGTCTGGGGCGACTCTTTTAAAGTTTGCATTTCCCAATGGCATAGGAAAATACTCTATGCGATCTGTCCTCACCAAATTGAAAATCTCTGTGGATAAACTTTGTTGTCCATACGCTTCTTCTATGTACTGATAAAATGTTTTCATTATTTCAGTACAGTTTCGTCAATTTTGTGCATTTCAGATAGAATCTTCTTTACCAGATCTTTAACCAAGTATATCTTATCCTGCCAGTAATCTTCATCCATTGGATCCAAGAGTTCTTTTTCTATGGAGTTGTCAAGCGCGGCATTCCAAGAATATAGAGCGTTTTCAAAATCCTTTTTAAGTCCTTTGATTGTGGTAGAGTCATTTCTAAGTGACTTGATGAATTTAACAGTTTCTTGGCGCTGGAGTCGGGTTCCAAAAAGTTCACCATTCATCGCTTTTTCAAATCTTCGGGTTTCCTCAAGAATCTTTCTTACAAGAGATTGATTGATTTCCCCCAATTTCCCCAATGTTCTAACGGGATTTTGTTTGGCAACATTACCCTTTTTCATATTTTTGCCTAGAAATGTGTCCATGAAACCTTCTGGAAGACCAGATTCGTTCATTTTCAACCATTCTGGATCTGTTCTCTTTTTAGCGGGAAAACCTATCTTTGCCATCTGACCGATTCCCTTAACATTATATCCAGAAGCCCACATATAGTCACTCAGTCTAAATCCTACTTCTTCCCAAAGATCATAAAGTTTTTCTGCTGAACGTGCATACTTTTTATTATCATCTTCAGAGTCGTCATCTAAATCAGCTTCTATAGATGACCACCAATCATTCAATGCTACGTACATACCCTTTGGAGTCATTTTTTCAAGCGGAAGTTTGCGAAATGACATCAATCTTCCAAGATTGCCACCCAATGGTCGCACTTTTTGCATTAAGTCATCTATCAATCTTAATTTTCTATCTATTTCTGTAGATAATTTAACTTGTTCTGGATTTTTAGATTTTTTAGATTTTTTCTTATCAACATTACCCTTTTTCATATTTCTGCCTAGAAATGTGTCCATGAAACCTTCGGGGAGAACAGATTCTTTATGCACAGAAAAGTTTGCACCGTCTTTTTTAGGAAATGGCTGACTATCTAAATGTTTTGACAAACTATCAGATCCTTCAGATGCCATGTCACCTTTAAGGAGCCGGTGTTTTGTTTTTACTAGATAGTAAGAATCTGGCGCATTTTTATGATTTTTCCATCTCATTCCATCAGCCTTTGTCTGAAAGTGAGTTAAAACCTCGTGATCATAATCAAATGCGATAAAGTTTTCATCAAGTTCTACAGATTCATCCATTTTTTTCTTAGCGTCCTTAACAGATTTTCTCACAAGTGGTTCCACAGAAGAAATGAAATCATTCCAACTAATTCCACTTTTTTCAAACTCATCCTTAATCATTTTTTTCAAGGTCTGCATCTGTTTTTTATCTGGGCCATCTTTTGTATTTGTAATACTTTTTGAATAATTGATAATATCTTTGTTTTTCCCAATCATTTCTAAAGCTTCTGGATACTTTTTCTGCATAGTCTTGAGAGTTGCCTTATCACTGATTAAATCTAAAATACTATTTTCTCTGCGAGGTCGGGCAGTCCAACCAGCGGACTTTTTCCTACTGGCACCTATTTCTCCGCCGATAATTGCACCCATTAATGTCGTTGCAGCAACTTTTATAAGTGTAGAGGCAATAAATCCTAGTCCAATTGTGCCGAATACTTCATCAAGTTCTACGAAACCTTCGGGGAGAACAGATTCGTTCATTTTCAACCATTCTGGATCTGTTCTCTTTTTAGCGGGAAAACCTATCTTTGCCATCTGGCCGATTCCCTTAACATTATATCCAGAAGCCCACATATAGTCACTTAGTTTAAATCCAACTTCTTCCCAAAGTTGATAAAGGTCTTCCACTGAACGTTGATACTTTTTCTTTAAATCGACACTATCATCACCATAGTCTAATTCATCTTCTACAGAATGATACCAATCGTTCAATGCTACGTACATACCCTTTGGAGTCATTTTTGCCATCGGAAGTCTGCGAAATGACATCAATCCTCCAAGATTGCCACCCAATGGTCGCACTTTTTGCATTAAGTCATCAACTAATTTCAATTTTCTATCTATTTCTGCAGCTACTTTAACTTGTTCTGCATTTTCAGATTTTGACTTTTTAATTTTCTTATCAACATTACCCTTTTTCATATTTCTGCCTAGAAATGTGTCCATGAAACCTTCGGGGAGAACAGATTCTTTCATTGCGTTCATTGATTCTGAAAATGCTTTATCAAATTCACTACCTTTTTTAGTATTATATTTTTTCAGTTTTTCTTTTCCATAGTAATCTTTAAAAGGTCCAATTCCTAAATTTAAAATGATACCCATCCAATCTTCGCTCCATAGACTACTGTGTCCCTTTTCGTCTGTCATTCGCTGTTGCCAAAAATCCGCCCAATCCTCTACCTTTGCCCAAGACACCACACCATTCTTTTTGGCATGTTTGTTAAACATTTCATCTTCTCGTTTTTGAGTGATAGGGTTTTCAGCACTGCGTGGCTGTTGATAAAGTTCTAAATTTGCGTCATAGTAAATTTTATTATATAAATTTGGCGTTATTTTTTCGGTGCCTTTAGGAAAAAATTTTCTACCGCCGACCACCGACTTAGCCATTGGGCGCCGTTTTTTGGGGAGAAGGCCTTTCATCATTGATAGGACAGATTCATCAACAGATTCTCGAATACCACCCTTTGGCATATTTCTCATTTTCTGAGATTCAATCCAACCCTTTGCCTTTGGGTCCGTAGGGGCGCGCCGAATCCACTTTTCAAGTTTTTTGTGTACAACTTTGCATCCCGAATGCCAATCAGCACCATTCGAATTATCAATAACATACATGTTGGATTTTCCAAAAATACTTTCATATTTTTTCAAATTCTTTTGAACGTTGTTCCACATTTCGGAAACTTTATCTGCACCGATAGTTCTAGATCTGTTTTGATCTCTATCAATCGCCGTCTGCAAATCTGTATTGACATATATCATTGCACATTCATATCCAACCTTGTCCAATAACGCCTTCTGTCCCTGCACCTTACTAACATTTGATCCGGTGCCGTCGATAATCACACCCAAACGGCCGGTCACATATAGAGACTTTTGTTTTGCAGTAATATCGGTTGCTCTAACTCTGATTTCTTGACCTTTGTCAGACCAAATGTCAGCGGAGTTTTTAGGGTCTAAACCGGCAGCTTTCAAAAGTTTTTCATATGCAGGGTCCGGATTGACTACTCGCATCCCAATATTGATAAGTCCTAACTGTCCGCCGCCCATAAAAATTCTGGGATCGCCGCCCACAGTCGGTGACAGAGTTTTGCTGGCTGGACTTTGTTCAGTACCAATAAACGATTTTCCGGAGCCCGGACCACCGGCAAGAAACACTGCCTTAAAAATTGCAGTGTCGTTAATACCTTCCAAAAGATAATCAGCGACAATATCGCCTACCACAACTTCTTCGTAAAATTTCCTAATTGACTTATCCATTACTTGTCCCATGCCTTTGCTGCGTTGAAATTATTATAACTGAATTCCATGCGATCTACTAATTTTATAGCGTTTGTACCACTATGGTCGATCGCAACATACCCTTCTGGACTCGATACTTTATAACCGTTGTCAACTTTTACAAAAATATCAGTCATTTGTCTGATACTATTTAGTTTATTTACGATTAGAGATTTTGCGGATATAAGCTCTTCCATGAAGTCAACTATCGCATATGCAACCGAATCTAGTTTGAGCAACTTTGCCACTAATTCGTCACGAAGTGCTGCTTTCGCTGCTCTCGACTTTTCGGTTTTCAATTTCATTATTACTTTCTCATCAAAGTATTTTTTGACATACATCGAATAATCAAGATTCTTCATATTTTTAGTAGAGATATTCTGTCCCTCACGAATATAACTGTTTAGATATGTCTTAAAACTCGCACCTGCCAAACCCTTAGACAGAGTTCCATTTTGCAAATCTAAAAACGCCTTCAAATCTCCAGCCTTAATTTTTTTGAATTTTCTACCAACATTGGACAAGATGCCGTTCAAAGCGGTTGTCTCGCTGGTAGTAAATTTTGCACTACCGGAAACATCTTTATATGTCGCATCGTCCATCCAGACAGACGGAATATTTTTCATTCCAGAAATATTTGCACCAAACGAGGCAGACATTGACTGTAAGTCTTTACCCTTATAGGTAGTATGCCACACAACACCGATTTTTGCAGCTGATATTGTTTTACCAAGTTTTGACGATCTTTCCACTGCATAAATCAATGTATTTGGTTGAAATGTAACATAGTCCTTACCACCCAAAGTTTTGTTTTCAGTGTCATTCGTGAACATTAAATCACCTTGCAACACACCTCTGATACCTAGTTTAGAAAATTCTGTAAAGGAAATTTTAAATTTGTCCTTTAGGGTGGGATTCAACTTTGTGTCTGCATCTATCTCTGCAATAGATTTATACAACAGCGGAACTGCATTAAATACAGACTTTTTAGCAATGAAAAATTTACCATCAGAAGGATCAATTCCCGCGAATATCGCCGGGGCACCGTCCCACTTGACAGTCATATTAACCTTGGCTGCGGAATCGCCCATCAACATATCCCGCAATGACAATAAGAAGTTTATCGCACCGCGGCCGCCGTTGACTCCGCCGTTCAATATTTCATCTTCTAAATGTTCTAAGTGTAGGTTTTTGCCGCCCTTAGACTCTTTCAAAAACCTTCCAAAACTACGCATACTTTATTTCTCCTATGTTTGTACTATATATTTATGATAATTTTGCAAAAGGGCCAAATAAATCGCCCTTCTTTTGAGACATAAAAAACAAGTCTCTAATAAATTCTTTTCTTCTTTTTTCAGACATATTGGCGATAATATAGGCGAATGTTACAATTTGCGAAATTGTTGTAGTGTCCTTCGTTCTGCCCGTAGTCCAAGATTGTTCGAGTTGAGAGACAAAAAGTTTCAAATCACCTTTAACAGTGAATAGTGATTTTTTTGCCATTATAACCTTTAATTTTTTTTCAAAATCTTTTTTATCGAATTTCATGAAGTGAGTATGCTCTGGCATAAGTTGTTTGTCTTTTTTTAGCTCGATTTTGAGCATATCTTTAGGCACTTTTCCCAAAAATGCGGCCGCACCTGTGGCAACAAATTCATATGTAATATTACCAATATGGCCAGTATTGCTTTTCACACCCATCTTGTAAAGTTTGTTATCGTATTTTACTTCGAGTTGACTCGTGAGAGAGTTAAAAGTTTTTGAATTGTGGCCATATGGAATATTTAAAATAAATGTTGAATAAGACACTTCTAAATCTTTTGTGGTATTGGTTAAATTTACCAAATCATAACTTAATTTTTTGCCGTTATTCTTTTTCAATGAAATTCCGACAATATCCATTTCTTTATATGCCACTCTACATATCGCGTTACATTCTTGTATACTGATTGCATTTATTAATAGTTTTTTATAATGTGAGAGCTTTGATGATTTTATCAACCATATGTCTGCCGGATTCCAAGAATCTTTTTTTGTGATTTCATAATTATCATTTATGTGTTTTGTTATCCAATCCATGAACCCACCATCACGATTATACACGCTAAAATGATTATTGGGGAGTTTGGTTTCTTTTTCTATTTGATAAAATTGTAACTCAAAAGAATTATACCAACTTTTTTCTGCGATCATGTTTGGATATATTTCTAAAAGTTCCGGCAGTAGTTGCTCAAATTTTTTATAATTTTTAGTCTTGCTGGATAACAATTCTTCAAATATTTTGAGAGTAACCAACTCCTGTTGTTGAGTTGTCGGCGCAGTACTATTAGGATTTGAACCATTACCGAATCCTAACGCTAGATTAGGATATAGTTTTTTATATGCCAATAAGTCGACGGTCAGTTTAAAATCGTTCAGAATTTTTGCCTGTCCGAATTTTGTACCTTGGGCAGTTTCCAATGTTATAAATTCGTCAAAGTCATCGCCATAAGTCGCCTGCATTGTTTCAAACAAAGCGACTGCGGAGCTTTCTCTTTTTGTAATCAATCCAAGATCTTTGATTTCTTGGATTGATTTTGGTCGATAGTTATATGGCACAAAAAAACCTTTTTTATAGTGTTAATATCGACTATTTATAAAAAATTTTACATATAGTGTAAATAGGTTCCTACAATATACTTATCATCTGATATCGCGGGTTGGGCCTGATGTGGGTGCGTCCAGAAAGGCGGGAAGATTGCCAATCGGCCGCGCTGCGGTTCGATACTGGTGTTGTAGTCTGGAAAGACTGTCTCGCCACCCTCTTCTACTGAGTTAAGATAAAAGAAACAGACCAAGAAACGGCGAGCTGAGGCGTAGTCGCCGACATCTGCATGATATTTGAAATCATCTTCAGTTCCTTTAAAATATTTTTTCATACGCACTTCTTCGTTATGACACTGATTTGGAAAAAATGAAATATTATTATGTTGACGATAACTTTCCACATATTCCGAAACTTTACTCAACAACAACATCGAAAGTTCTTCGAATCTTTTGCTCTTTTCCTGAAGAGCAGGATCAAAAAAATTCAATTCAGTAAAACTTCTATATTCTGCATGTTCCGTTTTTTTGTGGTGATCGGATGCATCCTCAAATTCTGCAATAAGGTTTTCACATTCAGCGGCAGTCAGCACATTATCCCATACCGAAATAAATGCCCGATTTCCATCAGGTGGATTGACCTTGAAAGTTTCTTGGTCAATTTCAAAGTTATGAACCTCCTCACTTTCACCGGCGGTTGCGGTACTTATTTTTTCTTGCAGTGCGTTAAGAGCAGATGCATCAATCATTGGCGTTTCTTTTTCTGTCATATTGTAATCTCCACGTTTCCTATTTTTTTACTTGGTTTATTTTTAGAGAAACTTTCCTTAAAGCTGCTCTCTTTAGTATCTTGTATCAATTCATCTTGAGCGTCATCTTCTACGTCATACAAACGCATCTTGGGCCTGTCCACACCCACAACAAATCTTTTATGTTCATTCGGATCGTTATAACGATTCTTGAGTTGTTTAATAAGAATTTGTCCCATTTCTTCCAATTCTTCGGTTGCAATCAATGCAAACATTAAATCCGCAGTCGCTGGCAATCCAAACGACTCCGAAGTATCAGTCAAATCAACGTCACTGTTACCGTACCCGCTGCGGGTCGTCTGTGTGGCGGTAACAATCGGAACGTTGTTTTCGACTGCGAGGCCTCGTAGTTCTTCAGCAATAGATTTTATCAGTGTGTATGAATTTGCACCTGAGCCAGCCTTTACCCTAGATGACGAACATATATTTAGATAATCAATATAGATGATTTTTGGACGAAAATTCTTTTTGAGAGACAGTTCATTCAATAGGTGTCTAAAATGATTTGCGTTTGCCACAGCTGTAGGATATTCTTTAATAATCAACTTGCCGGTAGTCTTACTCTTCAACTTATCAATTTTCTTATCAAACGTACTTCTTGCCATACTGGCAACATCTCCAATAGAAGTATTCAACAGATTTGCATCAATTCTTTCTGCAATCTTTTCTTCAGACATTTCAGCAGTAATATAAAGAACGTCAAATCCCATTAACAAATGGTTCGCCGCGCAATCGCACATAAATAATGATTTCCCGACACCAGTACCCGCGAGGGCAACATTCAATGTCTTTTTGGGTAGACCACCTTTTGTAATACGATTCAACATATCCAAATGGAAAGGTATCTTTTCTTCTACCCGCTGATAGAATTCAAACCGCGATTCCCAATCTTCAATAAAATCGTGACCGATATTACTATCAAATGACACTGCAAGGGCCTCCGCCAAAATCTTAGGCATTTCACCTTTTTCAGGCGAATCGTCATTAATAATCGTGATAGACTTCATAACCGCATTATATATCGCACGATCTTGACACCACTTTTCAGTCGCATCTAATTGCCATGCGCTGTTTTTATGTTCTTCTTTTTGATTATGAAGATACACAATCATATCTTTACATTCAGTGAAAATATTTTCTGAAACATTTTTGTTGTCCAGAGATATCATCAACGAATCCTTTGTTGGAAGATCGTTATATTTTTCTATATGAGACTGCATCAAATCGTATACAATCTTATTCGATTCACTCTGAAAATAATCTCTTTCAATAAACGGAAGGGCCTTTCTAACATAGGCCTCGTCCGCAAAAAGACAATTCATTACTACTTGTTCAGTCAGTTCCATTAAGTTTTTTCGCTTCCAATATCAACTTTTCATATTCATGTTTAAGGTGATCGGCCTGGCGAAGTAACTCACCAGACCTTTCTTGTCTACTTTTTTCGCCTGTTACGCGAGTCATTGTAAACGTAGTTGGTTCTTTGTCCTCAGTACCATATACTTCTTGCCACTTGTCTTTAGGACACCTAATATTCGCAATCTTTGCCTTTGCGGGCATGAAACATCCACAAGCCTTGCAAATTTTCAATACCTGTCCATATTCTTCGCAAGACCTACACGTTGTCAATCGTTGTTGATATATGTGATTTGAGGCGAATATTTTACTCATCAACCAACCCTATATTTACTTCTGATATGTTCGTCAAACTTTGGATCGCCAAGAATGGGATCCCAAAACTCATCGCTATGAGTCTCTTTCTCCCGAAACTTTTTATCCATCACCTCACCAGTTTCCATATCGACTCGTTGTAACCAGCCACCAGATCTTGATAATACACCATAATCAACGGCCATGTCAATAAGCGCACTGAATTTATCCACACCTCTATCCCAAGAAACTGAAATCGGGATCTTTGACTTTTCCTTTACAAAGCGAGATTTTTCAACATTGATAACAAAATGATATCCTTGAATTTCTGTACCGACTTTATCTTGTTGGCGCCCTACAATCCAAATGGTATCGGCACTATAATACATACCAGTTCCACCCGAAACTACTTTAGTTGGATACAACCCTTGAGAGTCGTATGTGTGGTTGATAGCAACCATAGGAATGTCTTTCATCGTCAGATGGGGGGTAATCATGCGAAACAAAGACTTAAACTGCTTAGCGCGTGTCATGTCCGCTGCGCTACTACCCTTCTCCGCATCTTCAACTTCTTTCTTAGATGCCAAGTTACCAACCGAATCCACCATAACGAACACTTTATCTTCAGTATCCAATTCATTTAATTGAGACACCATATCAAATTTAAGTTCTTCTAAGTTGGTCACCGGAACGTGAATAATACGAGTCGTATCAATTTTGAAAATATCAAAATATCCCTGTGGTGTACCAAACTCTGAATCATAAAACAACACTAAACCTTCGGGGTTTTTGTCCATAAACGCCTTCATCATAATCAGGCCAAATGCCGTCTTAAAATGTTTAGAGGGGCCGGCAACCATTGTCAATCCTGACGAAAAACCACCATTGATAGATCCAGAAAATGCAACATTCATTGCAGGGATATTTGTAGGTGTACTGTCCTTTTCATGTAGATATTTCGACTCTGATAGAACGTTTACCCTACCATCTTTGAAAGACGAATTCTTTCGCAATTTTGCCATTAAGCCTTTACTCATATTTTTCTCCTATTTGATTCTTTTATTATAACACATTTTTTTAACAATGTCAAGGAAGTCTCCCATAAAATTTTACTGGGAGGCCTACAGATTTTTTGGCATTAAAAAGATACCAACAACAATTATCTTTGCCGACGCTTTTACTACCTTCTATCCACTTTACTCTGCCGACGCTTACCACCTTTTCCAACCATTTTTGATAGGGAGCAGATTGTTTTGTGTGCATCCAATCCGAATCAAATAACAACCATGTAGGCATTTGATTGGCGAGATTTTCAATGAGAGGGTGTAATATTTTTCTGTTCCATGGCGGGTTTGTTATGCAAATATCGCACCCAACAATTCTATCAGTCAGGGCGTCACCGTTTCCTACAGAATCGCATAAAGGTTCTATATCGGTCATCCAATATGCTTTTAAATCTGTTAGTTGTTCCACATGCTTTACCAATCTACCGTCACCGGCACATGGTTCTGCAAACAACCCATTATATGGCAAATGAAATACAAGGGGCAACACCGCTTCTATCGGAGTGGGATAAAAGTCTCGCTCTACTCTTTCAAAATCACTTCGTTTTCCCATCACACTCTCCTAAAAAAAGTCATCCATTGTTATAATCTTTTCGAGTTGCCAGCCAATGGTATCAGTTATAGTTTTAATCGGGTCCAAAAAGGCCTTTTCAAACTGTTTGTTATAATCTACAAATCTATGCAAATCAAATTCTTCTGGCAGAATAGAACCTATCGCAATTGTATTATTGGCCAATGGGTTAGGCTCTTTCAGATAAACGAATTTTATCTTTTCGCCCTCTTGTATAATTGGATACGTCATGCCCAAGTTATGTTTTTCGACTAACATATTATAGTGAATGACTCCTTTAACATGAATGGGCGTACCTTTCTTAAATACATGTACGGCATCTCTGTATTTTTTCAAACCGTTGACAGATCGCGGGAACGCAATCATATCAACATCCATTTTCTTAAATTCTTCGCGGAAGTTTTCAACATAAGCGATCAATTCATCATTGTCACCTTTCATAATAACCTTAAACGACTGCTTTAACCTGTCACGACAGGCCGCAGGGGTCGACGATCTTACCGCCTCAATACCCATAATTTTCAACTCAGGCGCTTTATAACGAACACCTTCGTTATCCCATACATTCAAAATATAACGTTTTTTTGCAGTCCATAGACCTTTGGATGCGATAACCTCTCTTGCCATGACCATTTTCTGATCATATGAGTTCATATACGAAGCAAGCTCCTCGTAAGACTTATTGATAAACGGTTCAAGTTTATCCTGAGCCACGCGATCCAAAAAAGATACCACTTTGTCTGCCGGGATTTTTCCTGCAGCATAGTCCTCTTCTCCAAAGACTTTCGAAACCAAGTCGCTAAAAACAACGTATATCGAGTCCGTATCTGAAGCAATGACATATTCTTTATCCTCCTTGTTTTTTAGTAGTTTGTTCATGTATTCATTCACTTTTTTCTCGATCCAGCGAATACTTAGCTGACCGGACAATGTGATCGACTCTGCCTGTCTGATGTCAAAATATCTAAAATATTGATTACCCAATGCACCATAAGCAGAGTTCAACAAAATCTTTGCGGCCATTTGTTTATTGTTTAACTGTGCAATTCTTTTATTGAGATGGATAGGGTCGCCACCGTCAATCAACTCTTGCTTACACTTCAACATCTCTTTCTTTGAGATAACTCTTTCGTCATACATACCTTGCATCAATTTGGGCAAGAACCCACGTTTTTGGTTATCATACAACACACCATTTGGTGTTAGAGAATATCCAAAATTTTGACAAGCCTCGGTATCTGTTTTCTTTTCCAAAAGATCGTCCACGCACGTATCAACTCTGTCTGTCTCAATCAAAGTCTCTGGACTAAT